AAAAAAGAAAATTTACAAAAGCTAAAACAGGTAAAAAAAAGATTTCATTTCAAATGAGACGCAAACGTAAAACCAAAACAAAAAAATGAAAAAAAAGCGTAAACCAGTTAATTTATCTTTAAAAAAAGGGGAAAGATCCAAAAAAGGTGGATTAACTGCTAAAGGTCGCGCAAAATATAACAAAGCAACAGGCGGAAATTTACAGGCACCTGTTACAGGTAAAGTTAAACCTGGAAGCAAAGCAGCAAGTAGGAGAAAATCATTTTGTAGTCGTATGAAAGGTATGAAAAAGAAACTAACTGGTAGCAAAAAAGCAAATGATCCAAATAGCAGAATAAATAAGGCTTTAAGACGTTGGAAATGCTAATATTTAAAAAACAAGGTATATTAGGATTACTTTAAATTTTTTATATGTCAGAAGAAAATCCCGCAACAACTGTTGATGCTTCAGCTGAAATAAATTCACTGAAAAAAGAAATTGAATTATTAAAACAAAAAAATAGAGAAGTAGTTGAAGAAAAACAAAAAATAACTTCTAATGCAAAATCTGTTGCATCTCTTCCAGAAGGTACAGATGTTCAAGCACTTATTGAATTTAAGCGAAAAGTTGAACAAGAAAGATTAGAAGAAAAAGGACAATATTCTGAAGCATTAAATAAAAGAGAAGAGCAATTTCGTGAAGCTATTGAAAAAAAAGATATAGAAATAAATAATTTAAAAAACGAATTAAAGGATTTAAAACTAGTTACACCTGCTGTAAGTGCTTTATCTGAAATAGTTCATGATCCTGATTATGCAATGGGTAAATTAGATAGAGACAAAATACAAGTACAAAAAGACGGAAGTGTTGTTTATTTGTCAGATGATGGATTTACTAGCAAACCTATACAAGAAGCAGTAAAAGAAAAAGTTCAAACATGGGCATTAAAACATCAAGCACCAACTGGTTCGGGTGCACCTATTGGTAAATCTGAATCTGTAGGAAATATTGCTGGAATTGATGAAAATTTATTAAAACGTATGGCAAAAGGTGAAGATACAGCAGCTATGGAAATTCATCAAAAATATGGTCGTGAAGCATGGCTAGAAGCAAAAAAAATTGCTAAAAATTACAAATAAGAAATATTGAGTTATAGTTTTAGTAATAACAAATTCGGCTGTGCTGATTTGAAAAGCTAAATTGAAGCTGTGCTGACATTTAGAGGGCTGTGCTCAACTTTGTAAATCTTTCATTTTCATTTTTGAAATGGCAACTACTTTAGCGGACATTATTGTTCCGGAGGTGTTTGCTGATTCCATTATTGAAGAAACAACTTTAAGAGATAGTTTTCTTCAAAGTGGCGTTTTAGCACCTCTACCTGAGCTAAACTTAAGCTCAACAAATGGCGGAAATTTCGTCAATATACCTTTTTACAAGGCAAATTTAAGTGGTAACTACACTCGTTTAGATGATAGTTCTTCTTTAACACCTAATAAAATTGAACAAAGCAGCCAAATTGGTGTTGTTCTTACTGCTGGTGATGCTTTTTCTGCAAGACAACTTGCAGGTCAAAAAATTGGTTCAAACTCACCTGATCCAATAGCTGCTATCAGACAAAAATTAAGTGCTTACATAAACAATGAAAAACAAAAAGATTTGTATTCTTGTTTACAAGGTGCTTTTGGTTCCTTAACAAATAACAATAGTTCTTCTGCTCTATTTGAACTTTCAATTGATTCAGAGTCAGGTGACACACCATCAGCTCTTGGTGCTGGTACTGTTTCTAAAGCTCAATCTTTACTTGGAGATCAAGGAGATAAATTAACAACTATTGCAATGCATTCAAAAGTGTTTTATGCACTTAAAGAAAGAAAAGCATTAGATTATGTAACTAATTCAGAAGCAAGATTAGGTACGGCTCCAAGTGGTGCAAGTACTGTTAATGCTTTTGGTGGTTCTTCTGCAGGCGCTTATGGTGATGTTTCTGTTCCACAGTACATGGGAATGAACATTATTGTTTCAGATGATATTCCAAAATCTGGATCAGGTGCTTCAACAGAATATGCTGTTTATTTTTTCCAGCAAGGAGCCGTAGCAACGGGCGAGCAGGCAGCTTTAGTAACTAAAGTTGATGAAGATGTTCTTGCATTTGAAGATGTAGTTTCATTTAAACATGCTTACATTTATCACCCAATAGGTTTGAAATGGGCAGTTACGACTACAAACCCAACAAGAGCACAGCTCGAAACAGCAACTAACTGGGAAAAAGTGTACGATCTCAAAAATATTGGAATCGTAAGGGCCACTGTAACTTCACCATTAGATTAATCATGGCTAGTATTTTTGAACTTCAGAATCCTCCTTTTGGTCAATTAACTAAAACAAAAGTTATTAAAACTGAAAACGGAGCACATACTTTAACAACTGCTGAAATTATTGAAGGCATTGTTGATGGAACACCTACAGGTAATAGGGCTATTACAACTCCAACAGCTGCAGAAATTTTAACTGCTCTTGGTATTCAAAATAAAGTTGGTCAATGTTTTGAGTTAACTATTGTCAATAAGGCAGCGTCAACTCATAAATTTACTTTGACCGCTGGTTCTGGCGTCACTATTGTTGGCGAGCCAGACGTAACTGCAGATAGTTCTGGAACTTTTATTTTTAGAGTTACTAGTTCAACTGCTGTTAGCGCGTTTAGAAAGTAATGGGTATAGCTACATTTCGATTAGCTAGAGAAAGGGAAGCTGCTTTAAAAGTGGCTTCTCAATCTTCTGATAAAATTCAAGTAAAGCCAAAACTAACAAAATCAAATGGCAGTAACAATAGTAGCAACTCCAGGAAGCGCAACAGCAAATAGCTATGTAACGCTTACTGATGCTCAAACTTTTATTGATGGTCTTATTGAAAATGACGATATAGTTGCTTGGGCAACAAGTACAACTGACCAAAAAAACCGTGCGCTATTTAGTTCAGCTCAAAGAATTGATAGAGAAAGATTTTTAGGGGCTCGAACTAATGATGCACAAGCTTTAGAGTGGCCTAGATCAGGTGTAAAAAAACCTTATACCTACTCAAGTACTTACAATGCTTTATATCCTAGTAATTTACAACCTGCTTTTTATGCTGATAATGAAATACCTAAAAGAGTAAAAGATGCGCAGGTTCATTTAGCTGTTTATTTAAACAATAATAAAGATGGACTTGATTTAAGTGGTTTTGAGGACTTTAATGAAATATCTATAGGAAATATAAATGTAAAACCTAGATTCTATGGTGCTGTCGGTGCTAACCGAATACCACCTATAATTGAACAATATTTGACAGGCATTAGAATAAGTGGGCCTGCAACAATCGCCGTAAGGAGGAGTTAACTAATGTCTTATGATTTTCCATCAGCAAAAATTGTTAATGATACATCTGCAATAACAGGCAGATTTGGTAAGTTACAGGCAAATGAAGATACTGTAATTGCTTCACTAACCGCACAAAACATTGATGGGGCTAGCACAAGTATTACATTAAATGCAAGTTGTGAAATTTGTGGAGTGATTACAGCATTTCAGTTAAGTAGCGGATCAGTTATTGCTTATAGATTGTAATGGCAAGTTTTGCAAAACTAAAAAATGCTATTCCAGGAGTTTTAAAGGCAACTGGAAGTGATATTACATTAAGATTTGTAACAATAGGAGATTATAATGAAACTAACGGAACAGTTTCAGAAAGCAATACAGATGTACCAATAAAAGCACTAGTTGATAATATTTCAAAAACTGAAGTTAATGATTTGATTAACGAAAATGATAAACGTGTTTTAATTGCTGCTAAAGATGTTACTACTACCCCAACTACAAAAGATAAAGTTTTAATTAATAATATTGTTCATCAAATAATAACTGTAGATACTACCGAAGCTGCAGGTATTGCAATTACTTTTACATTAATTGTGAGGTCTTAATGGTTACTAAAAATATAAATTTAGGACAAATAGGAGATTTTGCAGAAGAAAAGACAGAAAAAATTGTTGGTTTAGGTGCAAATATTTTATTACAAAAATTAAAAAGCACTAATGTACCTGTCAACGAAGGAACAATGAGAACTGCTTGGTTTCAAAGACCTGTTTCAAATTTAGAAATAGATTTAATAAATAAACTTGAATATGCAGAACCAGTAACTTTTGGTACAAATATTCCACCTACGTGGAAAAATGGTTACCAATTATCTGAAGCTGATGGAACTCCTATTCCAAAAGATTGGGCAAAACGTTTTATAGATCAAACTATAAACATTATGAAAAAAGAGGCTGGTAAATAATGAATACTATAAATGATATAAGAGCAGCTATAGAAACAAGATTAGCTACAGAAATGGCTAACTCACCTGCTTATACTATTGCTTTTCAAAATGTACCTTTCACTCCACCAAATAATAGTAGTTGGGTTCAATCTTCAATAACATTTGGAGTACACGAATCTGCAACATTACAAGCACCAACAAGTGGATATAATAAACATAACGGAGAATTAATTATAAATGTATTTAGTCCTCAAGGTGTTGGATCAGGAGCTAATTATATAATTGCTGAACGTATAAAAGATTTATTTCACAGACAAACTGTTAGCCAAATCATTTTTGGTGATACAGTAGGACCGAGCCAAGTTTCACCTGCAAGTCCACAACCTTTTTTTCAAACTGAGTTGAGCTTTATTTTTGAAGCATGGTTACAATAGAATAAAATCTGTTTAATTTAAAAAAAATGGCAACTGTTTTATCTGGTACAAGCGGTGCGTTGTATTACAAACCAGCAGGCACTAAAGGCACTTTTGGTACAGGTGATGTAAACATTGGTACTGAAACTATTACTATAGGAACCTACTTAAATTTTAAAGTAGGTGACGGCGTTAAATTTTCCGTAATTAATGCACAGACAGGTGGTAGTGGAACAGGAACATTACCGGCAGGTTTAAATAACAGTGATACTTTCTTTGTTATTGCTTATACAGCTTCAACTGGAGCTTTACAGGTATCAGCAACGGCAGGTGGATCAGCAATTAATATTACAAATACAGGAACAGCCGCATCTCCTAATGAATTTCAAGTTGCTTATGCAGACTTTGCAGCTGTAGGTGAAGTACAATCTTGGAGCTTTTCTATTGAACGAGAAAATATTGATACAACAACTATAGGACAACAAAGCACACAAGCTGTTCCATTTAGAACTTTTATTGCGGGTTTTGCTGATGGTGAAGGAACCGCAAGTGTGTTTGTAACTGATGAAGATTCAGCTTTAGCTAATAGAATGGTTGAAGATGTTATTCAAAGAAATCAAGTTGGTGCAGCATTTAAACTTTATACTGATAAAAAAGGAACTGAAGCCTTAAGCAGAAGTATTCAACTTGATGCAATGCTTTCAGGTGCAGAATTTAATGTAAACCCTGACGACGCACAATTAGTTGAAGTTACATTTAAACCAACTGAAGCACCTACTTTTGACTTTAGTACAAGTAGTTGATAAGTTAAATTAGATTTAAATTTTTATGACTTCATCTAAAACCCGCTTAACACCTCTTGAAAAGTTAAAACAAGCAGCTAACTTAAAACCAATTAAAAGAGAGGTAGAACTTACAAATGGTGACATTTTTGAATTTTGGTCAACACCATTAACAATGGCTGAAAGAGAAAGAGCATCAAAAGGTACAAAAGACGATCTTAATGCTTTTGCTCTTCAGTTGTTTATTCAAAAAGCAACTCATGAAACTGGAGAAAGAATGTTTGCTGCTGGACAAGCTTCTGAATTAAAACATGAATGTAGAGATGCAGATTTACAAGCTTTAATGCTTGCTTTACTTAGTGAAGATCAATATGAAGAGGCTGATACCGACCCAAAAAAATAAAGCTGCAACTAAAAAAGGATAATTTTCTTATGCTTCAGTTAGGTGTAGCTAAAGAATTAAAATACACTTTATTAGAACTACAACAAAAAATGACTATAGAAGAATTATTTATATGGTCAGCTTATTTTGGGATTTTAAATGATGAACAAGAAAAAATGTTGAAAAAAACTAAATTAAGGTAAACTTAAAAAAGATATTTTTTTATTGTGGCTAACGGTGAAGTTGGGATAAAAATTAAAGTTTCAGCAAGGGATGCTGTTAATAATTTAAATAAATTAAAAACTATAAGTACAAAACTGCAGACTTCTTTTAAAAAAGTTGAAACTGCTGCTGCAAGATTACAAAATAGAGCAGGCGCTTCATTTCAAAAATTTGGTAATAAGGTTCGAAATGTAAGAAGAAAAGTACAGGTTGATTTAGAAAAAATAAAAAGAGGCTTTAAAGGAATGAATAATATTGGAGCATTATTAGGAGGTGCTGGTTTAGGTCTATTTGCAAAAGCATCTATACAAACAGCAGCCAATGCACAGGCTTTAGAATTGAGATTAAAGTTGTTAACGCAAGAATTTGGAGAATATGAACAGGCACAAGATCTTGCAAGTAGAGCAGCAAGAACTTTTGGAATGTCAAATATAGAAGCACTAGAAGGCGTGACTAATATTATTGGTCGTTTAAGACCACTTGGTTTATCGTTAAAACAAATTGAAACTACATTTTTCGGTTTTAATACTGCTGCTAAATTAGCTGGTGTATCAACTGTTGAAGCATCAAATGCATTTAGACAATTAGCACAGGCATTAGGTTCTGGAAGATTAGCTGGAGATGAATTTAGAAGTATATCAGAACAGGTACCAACAATTTTACAACCAATAGCAGGTGAACTTGGTGTTACTGTTGGTAAATTAAAAGAATTAGGTGCGCAGGGTTTAATTACATCTGATGTTGTTATAAGAGCATTACAAAAAATTCAAACAGAAGGTGCAGGTAAAGTTTCTGGAATTATTACGCAATCTGATTTACAAATATTTAAAAATTTCAGCAATGCTTTAGAAGATTTAAGAAAAACAGTAGGTGAAGCTTTAAATCCAGTTATTTTACCTTTAACAAAAAATATTACTAATTTAATAAATGCTTTTAATGATGCTAATCCAATTTTTCAAAAGGCTGCTGTATTAGTAGGAGCTGTTGCAACTGCAGCATTATTAGCCGCACCTGTTTTAGGAACTTTTGCTTTAGTAATGAAAGGATTAGGATTATTTTTTACATCTTCAGCAGGTGTTGCATTATTAGGATTTTTTAGTATTGCAAATTTACCATTAATAGGATTAGTTGCTGGTTTAACAGCAGCTTTTACAGGTTTAGCTGTACAAATTGGAAAAGTAAATGAAAAAAGAAGAGCTTTCCAGGATAAATTAGATTCTGGTAATTTAAAAGTATTAGAAGAAGCAAGATCTACTGAATTAAATACAATTGCACAACTTGAAAATTCAAATGCTAGAGGCATGGCAACTAAAGGAATACAAAGACAAATAAAAGAAGCTGAAGCAAGAATTGCATTAATAGATAAAGAAATAGATAGATTAGATGTTCTTAATAGAACGTACAAAATTGGTGGAATTGAATATGACGCAAATATGGTTCCAATAAATCCACCTAAAACAGGATTTGAAAAACCACCTAAAGATGAAAAAGGTAAAGGCACACCATTATTAGATGCTTTACAAAGGGAACAACAATTTTTAAAAGATGCTTTAACTATGGGTACAGCAAAAGCAAAATTAGAAGAACGAATAAGAGATTTAATGAAAGAACAAAATGGATTGAGTGAAGAACAAGCTCGTAAACAAGTTTTATTAGCTGACGCAGATCAAAAACGTTTAGCTTTGCAAGAACAAATAAAAGATGTTTTAGCTCAAGGCATGACTGATGCTGTTATGGGATTAATTGAAGGCACAAAAACTTTAGGTGAAGCATTAGCAGGTATTGCAAAACAACTTGCAAGTATGTTTTTTAAACAGGCATTTACAAGTATTTTTAGTGGAATGTTTAGCGAACAAGGTTCATATAGCAGAGCAGGTGGATTTAAAGCATTTCAACAAGGTGGTGTTGTAAATCAACCTACACTTGGATTAATGGGGGAAGGCGGTGAACCAGAATATGTAATTCCTTCATCAAAAATGGATGGTGCAATGGCTAGATATTCAGCAGGTGCTAGAGGTGGTGCTGTTATTCCAGGAGGTAGTCATGAATCTGGTACAGTTGCAGGTGGATCTGGCAATGCAATAGTTGAATACACTGGTCCTGTTCTTAACTTTAATGGTGATGAGTACGTTCCAAAATCTGCTGTGCCTGAGATAATTAATACTGCTGCAAGAAGAGGTGGAGAAGCTGGACAGGCAAAAGCCTTTGCTACTTTAAAAAACTCCCGTAGTCAACGTGCCACATTAGGATTATGAGTATTACCTATTTAAGTACGTTCTTGCACTTAACAAAACCTAAAGATTCTAGTTTTAATCGGTTTTTTCAAAACAGTGTAAGAGGGGATATTAATACTCTTACGGCAGCATCAAATTCAATTTTGCATAACGGTAATTTACATACATTTTTACCTTTTATTTATCAAGGTGCAGCCAAAACCAAATCAGGAGATAATTTAGAAGCACAATTAGTGCTTGCTAATAATCCTGTCTCAATGAATCATGTAAGAGATGCAATAGCAGAAAGACATAATGTGAAAGTAGAAGTATGTAAAATGAACAGTGATTTTAGTGTAGATGAAATACTGACTGTAGAAAACTGGCTTATTGCTTCTTTTGCTTACGATGCAACAACAATAGAAGTGTTATTAAGTAGTGCAATAGATGCTGTTGGTACGACTGCTCCAAACAGAGTATTTACAACAGATATTGTTGGTTTTTTACCTCGTACTGGAAATATACAAACTATATGAAGCCACATCAACTTATTGGTTTACGTTATAGATTAGGTGCTGATCCTGTAAAACATCATGCGGCAGATTGTGTTTCACTTGCAAGAACAGTTTTAAAATATTATGGTATTACATCTCCAGAACCTACAAGAGATTGGTATAAAAGAGTAAGAAGAAAAGATTTTGGAATATTTAAAGAAGAATTAGAAAAGTGGGGAAACGAGACAAAAGAGTTTAAAATAGGTACAGTAGCATTATGTAAATCTAATATTGGATATGGCCTTGCAGTTTATTGGAAAGACGGATGGCTGAATTGCGGAGAGTCGATGGTTCGATGGAGCCCATTAGACAAATTGGACATAGAAAAATATTATTACCCTTCGAGCAAGAACTTTGTCAGCAGTTAGGTCTTAGCAAAGAAGAATACTTTAAATTTTTAGAATATACAGCAAGTCAAAATGGTAAAAGACCAAAAGAATATGACAATATTCCTTATGTTGTAAATGGTCCAGTAGCTGCTTTATTTACTGCTGCTATAGGAGGAAATGTTGCGGCACAAATAGTTGTCGGTTTAATTCTTAGCGTTGTTGCTTATTTTTTAACACCCAAACCAAAGCCCCCAAAAACCCCTCCTAGTCTTACTACAGCAGGGCAACAGGGAGTAAGAAGATTTGCACCACAAACTGGTTTTGACTCAGCACAGGAGCTTGCAGAACTTGGTGCTGTGATACCTTTAGTCTTTGCTAAATATAAAAAAATAGGAGGAGTTGACTTTGGTGGTATTCGTGTAAACACATCACTTTTGTGGTCACAGATGAGGAGTCTTGGCAAAGGACAACAGATAAAAGCCATATTTAATTTATCTTCGGGAGAATTGGGAAATGAGGATACTGATGGTGATGGTTTTGGCGGTCCAGATTTTAATGGAATTGCTATAGGAGATATTTTATTAAAAAACTATTCAGAGGGAAAATTTAGATTATTTTTTAATAATGGTAATGAAGATACTGATGGTAAATTAAAATTTCCAGCTAATAAATATCCTCAAGGTAATTTAGAAAGAGAAATCTCAAGAAATGGTCATACTTCTTCAGACGGAACTGAGTTGCCTCTTGTTGACAGTGATTATACTGGTTCGTTTGTTGATGATACATTCTGTGCCACTCGTACTCCCTCCACTCAGAATATCTTTGGTAATTACAATCCTGTACCTAACAGCATGAGATTTATGCTTCCTTATGAATTGGTGCTTATACAGGATAATTTAGATGGAGATGTTAAAGATAAAACAATAATAAAAAGAAGAAAAGTACAGACAAACTTTCCTAGATACCAAGCTATTGTTGCAGTTCAAAGAAATGGTACAGCTTTAACTGGAGATGTAAATGTTGTTAAAAATGATCGTGTAACTTATCAAATATCAAATCACGACCCAAATGATGAATACGATTTTAGTGACTGGAGTGCAGAAGATGTTGCTTCTTCTGTAAATGCCGATAGAGAAAATACAGATGATACTCTTGCTATAGGCGAACAATATTTAGTTGGTACAGCAATAGGTATTTTGATAAGTCACGATGAAGGTATCTGGGAAGAAAATAAAACAAAACAATTTACGTTTAAAATTATAGAGCCAGGAAAAGTACAGGTAAAATCTGTTACTGATGCACATAATCCTTTTGAAACTTTATTAATACAAAAATGTGCTATTGGAGTGATTACTAATAGCTATAAATGTACAACAACGGAGATAGGAATAAAATCTGTTGTTAACAGGCAGATAACAGGATTTGCAAATGTAAACAGCCATCCTGGATATTGGCAATATTACGGTGAACCTGATAATGCAGGTGTTGATGGTGTTGTACATGATTATGAAAAGAAAAATGGAAATATATCTTTAGGTCAGATGAGTAAATATGTGAAACGATATAGTTTTTTTGATTTATACTCAAGAACAGTGGGAGAAGATAATTGGACTAAAATAGGAGATAAACCTTTTGCTGTATTAGGTAGAACACCTCAACCTCAATATAACTTTATAAGAGTTAATCATACGGATGAAGAATTAAGAGAATTTAAATTAGAACCTGTACCTGGAAATTTAATTAAGTCTCGATACATAGGAGCAGAAATAAATTTATTAACAGGAACAAGCCTTGCTCATATAAATATTAATGATTCTCAAATTAAATCAATATATTTTAATGGACAATCTAACTATGTTCTTACTGCAAGTCGTGCTAGTAATCCTGAATGGTTTTTAGGAGAGATACCAGAATCTGATGATGCAAGTCAAGGAAAAGTTTTATCTTTTGATCGTTCTGTTGTTGGTACGCCAGCAACCAGAGAGGAATATATACCCTTTGAAACGAAATATGATGAAGATTCAGAAAATAGATCGTATGTCTATCAACGTCTTGAAAAATTTGCTACCTATCCAAAACGAAGAACACAGTTAAGTTTTTATTATGAAGATAATTTAAAAGGTAAATATACATTTTCTGGTAGAAAAGGAACTTACGAGGGTTTTGCTGCTAACAATACTGAATTTAGTGTTATAACAGGTGGTGTACGTTATTCTCCTGGAGAAGCGATAATTAATGACAATGATGATTTTGATGGTAAATATAAAATAGTTTTATCACGTTTAGGAAATGTAACTGATGGAATAGTTTCAGGCTACCCAAAAACAGTATCTCCTACAGGTGGTTCTGGAACAGGTTTACAAGTAGAAGTTGAATTATACGATAATGGTGCTAAGAAATGGAAAATTACAAATAAGGGTAGTGGTTATAAAGAAGGTGATAAGGTCACAATTCCTTTTGATTCATTTGGTAATGAAGATGTTTTTTGTAGTGTTGAGTTTGGTGTTTTTGTAACAGATCCTTGGCCAGCAGGTCAGAATTTAAATCCTTTTGATGCTATTGCTGACTATATAAAATTTGATGCAGAAAGACCTAGCCATTTAGATCAACCCGAACATCAGATTACTTATGTTAACGAAATGATTCGATCAAGTAGTTTACCTTATAGTCAATTATCAAATATTGGTTTAAAAATGAATAGCAGTAAGGAATTTAATAATTTTTCTCAACTGTCTGTTTATGTGAAAAACGGTATTAAAGTAGAAAATTTAATAAGTGGTAGTACAGAATCATCTAATTTATTTCCTAACATTGCTTATCATTTACTAGATGACGATATAAATGGTGCAGGTAATTTAATCGGAGAGAATCAAATAAATAAACAAGAAATGAAAAAAGCTTCAGAATTTTGTGAAGCAAACAAATTATATTGGGATGGGGTTATCACACAACAACAAAATTTAAGAGAATTTATCTATCAAAATGCAGCTTTTTGTTTGTTGGATTTCACAATTAAAGGAGGGCAGTTTTCTCTAACACCAACAGTTCCTGTAACTTCAAGTAATCAAATAGATCGAGATGTTATAGCAAGTACAATAGTAAAAGCATTATTTACTGATGGTAATACACGAAATCTTAAGGTAAGTTTCTTATCTCCAGAAGAAAGACAACTGTTTCAGGCAAGAGTTTTATACCGCAAAGAAGTAGAAAATGGATTTGCTAAAACTGAAGTTTTAGATTTACGATTTGGAGATGATTTAGGTGGTAGTGAAAGCGATCCACGAGAAGTTTTTGATATGTCAAATTTTTGTACATCTGAAAAACACGCTAGAACATTTGCAGAATATGCTTTACTTATTAGAAAATTTGTAGATCACGGTATTAGTTTTGAAACAACACCTGAATCTGCAATGTCTTTAGAACCTGGACAATATATAAGATTTTTCTCTGAAATTACCCATAATGATAGATTTGAAAATGGATATATTTCTGGTGATGGAGTAATACAGTCTCAAGGTAATTCAAATCCTGTTGGGCAAAATATTTATTATTGGAAAGCATTTGATATAGATGAAGCGGGAAATACTACAGATTTTGGTAATCCACGAAGAGCTACTCTAACTCTTGATGATAGTGGTAGAGCCGAAGGTAAATTTAGAAGCTCAGTATTTACCATAGAAAAAATTGATAATGCTGATCGTATTTATAAAATAGAATCTATTACTTATACAGAAGAAGGCTTTGTTCAATTAACTGGAACGCATCAACCTTTAGATGCAGATGGTAGATTTAAAGTTTTAAAATATAATCAAAATATATTCTCAGATACTAATTAAATGGCAATTAAAAATATTATTGACTTTCCAAATATAAAACCTTCTTCTAGGTCATATACTCCTGGGAAGTACCCACAAACTGAATTTGTTGCACAAAATGGTGCAAAAACTGTTCTTAGATACGGTAATAAAAAAGTAGATGCAAAATTAACTTTAAGTTTTACAAATATTACAGATTCCCAAGCTAATGAAATTTTAAATACATACGACAATGTAAATTCTGATTATGATTATATACATTTTCCGAGTGATAGTTCTATAGCTGGTGTAAATAATGTAGCTTTGAGAAGTAAATTTCAAGAAAGAGATACATCTGGAAATACTTTGTTAAGATATAGATTTGATGGTCCTCCTACCGTTACAAGTGTTGTACATGGCAGATCCAATGTTCAATGTAAATTTGTCGCTTGCCTCGATGGGGATTAGAATGTATTTAAAATTAAACTAAAACGATGTCTAAGTTTTATTCAGGCCAAGATGGTATAATGTTTGCAACAGATGAAAATGGAACTGTTCAACCTACAGACACAGTTGTAAAGGTTCGTTCTTGGTCTTTTACTATTAATACGTCTGTTTTAGAAACTGTATCATTAGGTGATTTTGATAGAACAATAATTCCTGGAATAACCAGTACTACTGGATCTGCAAGTATTTATTATTACGCAGAATCTACAAGTACTGGACATAACTCAGGACTTCTATCGACCAAAATATTAGACAAAATATTACCAAGATCAGGTAATACTCCAAGTAGTTCAGAAAGGCCTAAAGTTAAGTTTAGATTAGAAGTAGATCCAAAACACTATATAGATATACAAGGTGTAATAACTTCTTTTGATATGAGAAATTCTGTAGGAGAAGTGATGGCAGCAGATATATCTTTTGAAGCTGATGGTATTCCTAAAGAAAGTCGTTATTAATGTCTATATATTTTGGATCAACAGGCTTTATTGAATTAAAACGTGATGCTTTAAATTCTGAAATATCAACATCTTTAAACCCTGCTGACGTTAATACAACAAAGAAAAGATTTTCGGTAGAAAAGGTTAATGGATCATTAATTACAGGAGATCAAGTTGAAATAGAAACTACTGATGGAAGTAATTTAGAATTATTATCTGGGCATAGTTTTCCTGATCTTCGTAAATATATTCATATTGACGATATGGGTGGTATTAAACTTTATAACACCTTTGCTTCTGCATTGGCTGGTGAAGTAACAGATGCACTTACATTAACAGCACCATCGTCTACAAAAGATATATTAATACGCACTAGAAATACTAGATTTAGACCACTTGCAAAAATTACTGAATTTGAAATTACGACAACAAGAGATACTATTGATATTACTAATTTAGGACAAGAATTTAGAAAACAGTATGAAAATGGTCTTATATCAGGGCAGGGAACAATACAAACAATATGGCAACATAGAAATTTTCAGAATGATACAAGTGATTTTGCAAGTCCAGAATTTCCTGTTTACCTAAGTCAATTATTGGTACGGATGCAACAGGGAGCAGACTTTGAAGGTAGATTTTATGTTTATCACGACCCAAGTGCAACTACAAATAGTGTATGGTATCAATCAATGTGCGTTGTTACTAATGTAGCTGTTAATGTACCCGCAAGTGGTTTAATAGAAGCAAGAATAGAATTTATAACTAATGGAGAAATAAAATTACATAATGGAGTTCCACCATCATTCTTGTTGTTAGAAAGTAGTGATAAGATATTGCAAGAGGATGGGGATGGTATTTTACTTGAAGATCCCTAAAATAAGATTTATGATGTACTTAAAAGTAACTTGACATGGCTGATCTACAGATTACACAATTACCAGAATTAGGTTCAGCCCAACTGCAAGCAACAGACCCTATTGCGGTTGCTGATGTTAGTGCAACAGAGACTAAGAAAATAACTGCAAAAAACTTAGTACAAGGTGCTTTTGGGTTAGTAGATAATGCTTCTATACCAGCTACAGCACTTAGTTATCCTTTATCTGTAGGTCAAATTGTTACTGCAACTTTAGCTGATAATGCTGTTACCAATGTAAAAATCACAGATGCGACAATAACTGGTGCGAAGTTAGCAAACGATACGATTACAGCTACACAGATAGCAGCAAATGCCATTACTTCTAGTGAGCTTGCAGATAATGCGGTAGATACAGCAGCGATAACAAATTTAAATGTAACAACTGATAAGTTAGCAGCGACATCTGTAACAACTGCAAAAATAGCTGATAGTGCTATTACTTTTGCTAAGACTAATTTCAGTGATGGTGATATTCCTGGAGCTAAAATTACTTCTGATTCTGTTACTGCAACTCAAATTGCTAATAATGCTGTAACTGCAAATGAGTTAGCAGACAATGCAGTAGATACTGCTGCTATTGCCAGTGCTGCGGTAACAGGTGCAAAAATTGCTTCAAATACTATTACTGCTGGTAATATTGCAGCAAACGCTATTGGATCGTCTGAACTTGCTGATAACGCAGTAGATAGTGGAGCTATCGCAACAAATGCTGTTACGACTGCTAAAATTACGAACTTAAATATAACTACTGATAAATTAGCTGCAAATGCTGTTACTGCTGCCAAAATTGCTAACGATACAATAACTGCTACACAAATAGCTGCTAATGCGATAGGTTCTAGTGAGCTAGCTGATAATGCTGTTGATACGGCAGCTATATTAAATTCTGCTGTTACTGACGGTAAAATCTCAGGTGTCTCAGGTACAAAAATAACAGATGGAACTATCACAGCAGCTAAGTTAAACACAGCAAATATTGATAGATCATTAAATGTAGCATCAGGTAATTTAGGAATAAATAATGCAGTATCTGGTGGTGCATCTGCAAGAAATGGTATTACATATAATAATCAAGGACTTATAACATCTACAGCAGCATTAGTTGCAAGTGATATACCAGAAGCTACAACATCAGCAGTTGGAGGTGTAAGCGTACCAACGTCAGGTGGTCTTACAGTTGCAAATACAGGTGCAATATCAATAAATAATAGTATTACTGGTACAACAAGATCAGGAATTACTTTTAATAATCAGGGATTAATTACAGCGACTGCTGCTTTACAAGGTTCTGATCTTCCAGTTGCTACCGCCAGTGCTATTGGTGGTATCACAGTCCCAGCAGGTTCTGCTCCTTTAGCATTATCAGGTTCTGGAGTTTTATCTATAGCAACATCAGGAGTTACAGCAGGTACACATACAAAAGTTACTGTTAATAATCAAGGTTTTGTTACTGCTGGAGCAACTCTTGCAGCTAGTGATATTCCTGATTTAGCCACAACAAAAATTACAACTGGTACGTTTGGGACAAATTTCTTAGCCAATGATTCCATCACAATGGATAAGCTGGCGAACTTATCTACTGGATTTATACAGGAAGCATCACCTGATATATCTAATTTGCCTACAGGTGTTTTCTGGTTGCAAGAATCTACAGGACAGCTAAGAATATTTAACGGTAACAGTTTCTTTTCTGTTGGTTTTGGAAGATTAGCAGAAGAAAACCTTAGATTCTGCGGAACATTTAATGCTTCTAACGGCACAATAGTTACACTCACAGCCTTTGGAACATCAGCAGGTTTTACTGTAAGTAACGCAATACCAGCAGGTACATCAACATTAACTGGTGCGTATTTTGTTTGTGTTACTCCTGGAAACGGCACAGCAGTTGTACCAAGTACCAGCTTTGATGCAGGTGATTGGTGTTTATGCGTAGGACCTGATAACTGGGATAGAATTGATACTTTATCTGGACCAGGTAGTGTATCAAGTCTTAATGACTTATCAGACGTTACATTATCTAGTCCTACAACTGGTCAGTTATTAATATTTCAGGCAAGTGGTCAATTCGCTAATGTTTCAGTAATTAGTGGAGGAACTTACTAAATTCATGTATCCTTTAGTTAAGTCTAGGTAAACTATGTCGATTCAAATTAAATTAAAGAATAGTGTTGTACAGGATAGTACTCCCAGTACATCAGATTTACCTGAAGTTGGAGAGATAGCACTTAACGCCAATATAAATAGTATTGGTGGTTTTATGCGAGCCAGTGATAATACGATTGTAAAAATATTTGGACCAGGAAGTTTATCAACACCTACTGCTACAACTACAGTTTCGGGTATATCTGAATTAGCTACTAATAGTGAGACAACAACTGGAACTGCAACAAATAGAGTTGTAACCCCTGCTGGCTTAAATGCGGTAACAGTTGCAGAACGTACCACATCGAATACTAATTATGTAGCAAAAGCTGGTAGTACTTTAACTGGTGTATTGACCATGCCTAATGGTTCTAATTCAGCACCTGCAATAAATTTTGGAGATAGCGATA